CAGGGTGGAAGCTAATTCATTTTTTTTCATTTTCTCCTGTAATGTTTCAGGGTGTTTTCATGGAGGAGTCTCAGGCGCTCCAGGTGCTCCTCTATCCTGTTTTCCTTCTCTATCCTTCCAAATATTACTACCTGGCTTACTATCCTCCTTATATTCTCCATATCGTTGATTTCTTCACTCATTATCTTCCTTCTTAATAATTATTTTGCTGCCACCTTCCACCAGGAAGAACATGATCCAGAATAGACCAAGCATCCCAGTGGCAATTCCAAAGATATAGGAGAAAACAAAGTACCAGACTAATGTGATATCAATTGACATAATTTTTTTTGAAAAATAATTCAGAGAGCATATGGACCCTGCTCTCGCTCACGCCCCGGCCATATAGCGAAGGGGGGGCCAAAAATGCGGCCAAAGTGAGGATCCTCGGGTCAGCAACCCTCGTAACACCCTTGTAACCCCTTGCTATTGCTGGCCCCCAGAAATGTCTTCATCATCCGTATGCATTTCGTCTGCATCTTCCGGGTTAATCACCTTGGGTTCACGGTGCAGCATCAGATCCTTGAGTTGATCCAGGTAAACCTCGGTAACGTCCTGCACTTTGATATCTGCCTGGACCTTCTGGAGATCTCCCCAGATCTTGCTATCCATGCGTGAGGCCAGCCATTGCCGCGCCTGGAGGCTGACCTGGGCTCGTTTCGGATCGAGCTCGCCGGACTCGACGCGATTGGCGATATCCTCCATGCGCTCAGCGTGGACCGACGCTCGAGCCTCGCGTGCGCGACCCAAGCGGGCCGTGAGCTCAGGCGAGCGACGTATCCTTCCTTGAACCACAGTGTAGGGAACATCCTCAACCTGGCAGTATTCCATGAGAGCAACGCCAGAAGAAATCGTATCGAATATCTTGTCCCAAAACTCTGGTGTTTCCATTGCAGCATCGACTCTGATTTTCCTCAAAGCTTTCTTACTTTTAATGACTGGTTTTCTCTTCGGCATTCTATCCTTTAAATGTATGACAATGTCATAGGTGTAATAGGTGTAAATGGGTATACACCTGAAAATGGTCTGTAACTCCAGCATTAGCAGGGTATTCAGGAAATAGGTGTACGAATATGAAAAACACCCCTATAATACCCCCCGAAACCCCCTTATATTATATATAATACATATACCTCTATATATTACACCTATAAGCATTAAGACTAGGCTAGTACTACCTCTCTCGGGTGTATCAGAACTCTCCAGGTGTAACACCTATTCGCAAAACCAGACAATTGACGGTCTAGGGCTTACACCTATAGATCTTGATTCTCTGTTTACGAGCTCGGATTCATAGAGGTCATCGAGCAATGCTTTTCGGTGGATCCTAGACTTGAGAAACCGTGTTCTTTGGACCAGGTCTTTTGTCGTTATTCCCTTCGATCCACTATCCCTAATTATGGTCTCAACTCTTTTGCTTTCACGTTCATACTCATTATCACTGAGATTCTCCCGGATTGAGACACAAGCATTCTTTACCAGGGCATCAGTAAGTTCACACCCATAGTTTGCATCATCAGCAGTAATATCTGTGAACCTGGACCCAGCCAGGATGAGTGCTATTTTCTTTGCAGTCTCAGCAGCACGGACCCACATTGATGAGGTCTCTGCTCCCAGGTCTGAGAGTCTCAGAGTTTCTTTCTGGAATATCCGGAATATCTTTTTAGCTGCATCGGATGATGTTATGACCAAAGGCCTTGGGACACTTAGCTCAGTGATGTTACCTTTAGCACCAGGGTCAATGGGCATATCGTTGTATGCTCTGACCTTGGTAGTGAGTGCTATTGGTATGCTCCCAATTATTCCTGCCTCATTAACAGGCGGTCTATCTTCCGGAGCATCAAATATACAGAAGCGATTGAGTGTTCCAGAACTAACGGCCTCACTGGTTAGTGACCCCCAGAAAGATTCTTTTGTTGATGTGCCATAAATTGATGCACTTGGCTGATCGATCTCAAACCTGGGATTTTCTCTGGCGTTTGCCTTGTCGGTCCCAAAGAACTTACTTGAGCTCGAGCCATATAGTTCCAGGAACATACTTGAGACGTCTCTCAGGTGTGAGTTTGAGTTGGGATTCATAATGGAAGAGATATAGTGTCCAAACTCATCAATCATGTACAAAGCGGACGGTGAAGCAGAAATCGTGCGCTCAATAGCGCTCCTGGAGGAAAGTTTCTCTGCTCCGAACCCTGAGACACCTGTTTGAGCAAACATTAGCTTGGTGAGCTTTCTAGCGTGCTCCTTGCCAATTCCGGTCCTTCCGAGGGCCGCAACATATATATTTGGTCTGATATCTGATTCATCCCTAATTTTCCTACCAAGCATAGTAGCAGTGAAGGCCAGGGCTGCACCAATAGCGAGCTCAGGCTGCGGGAACCATGCAGTATCAGTAATGAAGGATGCCCAATCCCCAACAAATCCAGGAGGATTCAGGAGCTCCTTTGCAATTGGTTGAATTGTACGTTCCCTTTTTTTTACCAGGTTAGTCTTTCGGGGTCTGCCAATTGGCTCAGCAAAATTATTCTCATAAGGATCAGCGTGCCTGGCAATGACTTCCCTAGTGAAATAATTCTCCAGGTCTTTTGGTCCACGACTTTCGCAATGGGCATGACTACATTTGAATGCCTTGGTTCCATCAGTAAATACGATAGTGGATCGATCACCATCTTTCCCAGTTGTATGGAGATCTCTCCAGGGACACTGCACCAGGATTGTATTGTTTATCACCTTGAGCACCATCCCCTGGCTTTCGAACACCTCACCCCACCTGACGGTCCCATATTGGTATTGTTGAGTGGGTCTAACTGTTTTAACTGTTTCCTGGCGCTCTCTAACTTCAATCGGAATTGCATCCTCGTTACCCTTGATTTCCGGATCCCAGGAAGTAAAGCAGATCCGATTAATATCTTTGCAGGATGGATCAATGGTGACTCCATGTTTCTCCAGGAAATACTGTTCTGCTGCAAAGAATGATTCCTTGTGTTTCTCAGGATCATCTGGAACCCGGATAGCAAGCTTCACCCCTTTTCCGGAAGGAGAAAGGAAGGAGGCCCTAACGTGCGGATCCAGAGAGAGCTCGTCCCTAAGCTGCTCTGGATTCTCAACAGAATCGATATCCCCTTGGATAAGGCCAGAGTATCTGACCATACTGTTAGCCGCACGTTGAAGGAAGAGTCCAGACATAGTAATTGCCGAGAGCTCTTTCTTTTTTTCGTTGTAGGCCTCCTTGCCCTTCGAGCGGAGCAAATTTCTTAGCTCTGTTATCTCCGTCTCCCACTTCCCTGTTCTTATGTCCTCCCAGAACTCATCCGAGTCCACCCTTGTGGGTTTGGTGGCCCGAGCTCCGTAGAACATAGATAGTTGCATCATTTCTCTCCCTTACAACTGTTTTCTACGTTTCATGTATACCAGGTAACACTGGTAAGAATCTTCCGCCCTTTTTTTTCTACGCTTTTCAATTGCAATTCCCTCTCTCACTCTATTTCTCATTGCAAAGTATTCGTTACAGAATCTATCCATTTTTTTTAATTTGCTTCAGGAAATCTTTTATTGGAGTGCTCCCCTTTTTGACATTACAAGACACACAAGCAATACAGAGATTATCCTTGGATTGCATCTCCTCCCTGGTTGATAATGAGGAGAGGGGTTTCATATGATCCAGGACCCAATTATTTTCCGGAAACAATCTTGTTTTGCAGTAGTAGCAGGGGACACTCAGGTCCATCTGTTTCAGCCAGATAGATATATAAGTAAGACGATTATATCCGCCCTTCCTTCGACGTATATCTCCAGAGTCCTTGTATCTTTTCCAGGCCTGTTTATCTTTACAGGATCTGCTGCAATATTTTTGTCTACTTTGGGAACTGCGGGGATAGTACTCCACCCCGCAGAAAAAGCACAATTTTGGATCCATTAGAATGGGATCCCATCTTTCATTGGTTCAGAGTCTACAACAGGTGCATCACCCTCTTTATTCGGCAAGGCCGAGATCTTATCGAGTTGTATTTTGGTGACCTTTGCAGCAGCCTCTCTTATTTCCCCAGGATCCAGGGGGAAATATTTCTTAACCACATTCTTGGCAGGATAATCTCCTTCTGGTTCAACATCCAGGAGGGCAAACAGTGGTTTATAGTGGAGCTCTGAGGTATCTTTCGGACCAATTATTCCACAGGCTTTTGAGATTGTACCCAGGATCTGACGGGCCAGACCCTGGACACTTTCGGTGGGATGATACAGGTTTAGATTGTCCCATATCCATGTTCCTTTGTGCGTACCCTCCATGATAGAGAGTTTCAATTTAAGATACCGATTTCCTGCTGCGGAAATTTCCTCACTGGAATCGATGATCTCAACTTTGTATTTACCTGGCGTTGCCAAAGTATATTCTTTGTTCTCAGTCTCGGAAGCATTTCCGGGAGCATAGTCCATTACATTGAATCCTAAATCCATCATTCTCCTTTTCGAGCTTTGTTAATTTCTTGTTGAAATATCTTCCAATCTAGTGGTAGCGGGGAAGGTATTGGGATCCGGGATTTCGCTACAAATCCAGCCTGTGGTACAGTGTGCATGATACGGTCACCAGTGGAGATGGCCTTGTACATTTTCTGACCGAAGCGCTCACCCTTGAGGTGCGTCGATTGCTGGAATTCACAGAAGGCAATAATTGTGGACCACTCCTTGAGATTATTACGAATCAGCCGATCCAATTTGAGATCATAGATTTCGTACAAATCATGGATGGGCTCATCGACCTTCACAATCTGGGTGTGGCAGATAATAATAATCTCCAGGCCAAGCTGCCTAAGTGAGTCCAGGCCATTGACAAAGTCCTGGGCTAGGGATGCAGCCAATTGATATCCTGCTCCCCATTTGAGCTCGTCGATAGTCTCCACATTTTTTTTGGAACAGACTTGCTTATGTATGAGTTTCTGTACCCAGTCAAATGAGTCCACTATCACCGTTTTTACGCCCATTTTTTTATGTTGAGCATAGATAAGACGTAGTGCTTCAATACAATCGTCAAAGACTACGTCCTTCCCATACAGGGGGATCTTCTGGATAGGGTGTATCTCTGCACCATGTTCCATGTCCAGCATTATTGGCGAGTCACTCTGACAAGCCATGTATGTTTTTCCTACCGACTCTTTCCCATGAATAATGGTAACTAGTGGCACTGTTTCGACTCCCTTTATAATTGAGTCCATTGTAATTTTACTCATCGTCTTCTCTCCTTCTCTTCATTCTAAAAGTACGGAATGTTTTGCCATTCCTGGAAGAATTCCTCCAGGTAGCAACTTCATAGCCGCGTGAGTTTTCCAGGACCTCGGCTTTGCCCATGGTGTTCTGGAGTTCAGTCTTTGCCGAGTCCAGTTTGCCCTTCACAAGTTCCAGGTCTTCCGCCAGGTTATGAACGTCAGACACCAGGTGTTCTTGTCCAAGGGGTAAAGTTGCCACCTTCCCCCGGTCTGCTTCGGGGTATGCCATTGATGTTTCTTCGGTGGATTCTGGTACAGGTGGGATATCAGTTAGAACGTGCTTCTCCCAAAATTCCCGTGCAGTCTCTTCGATATCTTTTATTACCTCCGGGTTGTTCTTCCTGGCAATTGTGTAGATCCGCATTTCCTGGCCAAAGAATAGTGCAGCTATATCAAAATAGTCATAGCCAGTGATGGCCATATAGTGGAGGACTTGCAATCCGTAATGTAATGGAATCTCGTCGGTCCCAGGTTCTCCCCAAAGGTATGCTGTCCTGAGCCCCACAGTTTTTACTTCCAGCCCGGCGTTCTTTCCTTCGAGCTTCCTGTCAATGTGTCCTCTCAAGAAATCATATTTCGGATGGACCAGGGTACGGTTTACGTTGCGGACTTTATTGCCCGACACTTCCACATATCTTTCTGCAATTTTATCTTCCAGGAAGGACCCCCAAAATACTGCTTCATTATCGTCGAGATTATCTGGATCCATTCGTCCAGTTTTTTCCAGCCAGACTCGATACTTTTTTCTATAGGGATGCATTCTCAAAAGAGCAGCGATATCTGTTCCGCCGATAAATAATTTCCGGACCTCCGGGCAAAATCTATTCTTGAAATTTTCCTGTTCAGTTTTTTTTGTTGTTATCATCAACATTTTTCTCTCTCCAAAAGTTGAATTTTACGAAGCGAAAAAAGGATTTTCTCGCCTCTTTATTTCGTCTCTCCTGGGATCTTCGGATTGCCTGAAGCACCTTAAAATTTCCCAAGTCCATTTCCATTTGTTCCATTTTCCTCCTTAAAAATGATTATGGTCCGCTCTTTGCTATGCCCCTCGCGAACCGTTGGTTTTAACGGAAACTACAATGTTGTATACATATGTATACGTTTGTACACACCATTATTTCTTTCTCATACAGGGCGATCTGAGCAGTTTTACGGGTATTTAATTAAATCGGTGTCTGTTACCCAATTTGATCATGCCCTC